ATGAGTATGACGGCGAAGGCGCACGACGTCTATATCGCCTGCTCGGAGAGGCCACTGGCGGAGGCGAAGGGCCTGGCGGAGCGGCTGCGGGAGGCCGGTTACGCGGTCTGGGCCTGGTGGGAAGAGCACCCGAAATCCTTCGAGCCGCTCCTCAAGGCGTATAGGTCCTACGACCCGGAACACCCGTTCGCGGCCAAGATCCACGGCCAACTCATGATCGGGAAGATGGAATGCTGCCTGGCGATCCTGGCCGCGCGGTGTGTGGTCCTCATCGAGCCGTCCGGGAACGATAGCCACGGCGCGGCGGGGTTTGCGAGCGGCCGGGGTGTGCCGGTGGCCGTCCTGGACGTGGGCCACATCGGCGAAATCCGCTTGGGCCTCATGTCGTTCGACTGGCCGGTCGCCAGGGACCTGGACGGTATCCTCTCGTGGGTCCACCTCTACGCCCGCGAGATCCCCGCCCGCCAGGCGGGCCTGGGGACGGGTGAGGCCCTGGCCGTGCTCGGCCAGGGGGCAGGGCGGCGGGAGATACGCGGATAAGCACGGCCGGGGGCGGGCCCCAGGGATGGGGCCACGAGCCCCAAAAGGCACGGGATGTGCGACGCCCCCGGCCGTTTTTCAACTCGGAACTCGGAACCCGGAACGCGGAGTGAAAGGAACGGACGTGACCACGGAAAGCAGGAAAACACAGGAACTTGTGAAGGCGGGCGCCGAGACGGGCAACGCGGCGCTCGCGGAGTTTCTCGGGCGGTTTGACATGGCCATCGAGCCGACGCCGGAGAACGTGCGGATGGTCACCGAGCAGATCCAGGTGATCGACCGGATGCACGCGGCGATGGAAGAGGTCACCGTGATCGAGCGCGGCAAACGGTTCCTCTGGCTCAAGGCCGGGCTGAAGCACGGCCAGTTCCTCGACCACCTGCGGACGCATTTTCCCTCGCTCCCGAAAAGAACGATCCAGTGGTGGATGGCCGAGGCGCGGTACGTCATGGAGCACGGCGTCCGGCAAAAGCGTAGCGCCGCACTTTTGCTCACGCAGGGCGCCGCGCATTTTGCGGAGGGCGACGGCGAAGAACTGGACGCCGACGACCTGGCTGACCCCTCAAAACCCGCCCCGCTGCCCCGCCTGGAACTCGAAAATCGCCTCCAGAGGCTCGAAAAACGCCTTTTCGCCCGCGACCGGCGCGAGGAGAAACTCCTGGAGCAGATCGCCTCCCTCGAAAACCGTCTCCGCGAGGAGCGGCAGCGGAAGGACCCGGACGGCCAGGACGAGCGGACGCCGATCAAGACGGCCCTCAACCGGGCGCTCCTGGCCCTGGGGCGGGCCCTCGTGCTCCTGGACGAGGCGGAGGCCCAGGGCAAAAGGATCGCGGCGGACTGCCCGCCCCTGGTGCTCGCGACGGTCACGAGCCAACTGAAGACCAAGGCCGACCGCCTGGGCGAGTTCTGCGGGCGGGAGGTCCTGGCCTACGCCAAGGGCCACAACGAGGAGAAGCGGCGGCGGGAGGCGGAGGGGGCCGGGGGGGCCGGGGAGAAGAAACCGGAGAAGAAGACGGGCGGCGGCGCAACAACGAATTGACATCCACCGATCACCGGAGGTCCGAAAGGGCCGAGGCGCATGAAACTCACCCGGCGGGAAAAAGAGGAAATCCGGGCCTTCTGGCGGCCCGGGATGGGGCAGGCGGAACGCGCCGAATTGGCCCGGAAATACGGGGTTTCCGAGCGCCACGTGGCGCGGGTCACGCGCGGCGTGCGACCGCCCCGCAAGGGCCGGTCGGATGCGAGGCGGGATCGGGAATATCTCGACTTGTTAGGGGAGTCGCTGGTGCTCTGGATCGTCGGGCAGACCGAGGAGGGCGTGGCGCTGAGGGACGCCGTGGCGGCGGCCCACGGCTGCGCCGTCCCCGGCGCGGAGCGCCTGGGGGCGAGCCCCTACCGCCTCCAGCGGGCCCTGGCGAGCCAGGGCTACCAGGTCCGCGCGATGCGGAAGGCAGGGGCCGTCCGGCCGGACGGCAGCCGCGCGCCGATGGTCAAACGCCGGGTCGAGCGGATCCACCCGAACTCCCTCCACCAGTACGATGAGACCCGGGCCCCGTGCATGTACGTCGATGAACGGGACGGGGCCGTGTGCTTCGAGCCGGAGATGCGCCTGGACTGGGAGAAGCGCCAGAAGGGCAAAAGCCCACTCTGGGTGGCGGGCGTCCTGGACGACGTCTCCCGCGCCCGCTGGTTCGTCCCGATCCCGACGCCCTGCGCGGAGGCCGTTCTTGAGGCCCTCTCAGAGGCCTGGCTGCCGAAGGAAGACTCCCGGGCGCCCTTCCAGGGCCTGCCGGAGCAGGTCTATGGGGACAACGGCTCGTGGCTGGCCTCCGAGACCGTCCGGGCGGCCCTGTCGGCCCTGGGCGTCAAACTCGCCCTCCACCGCCCCTATCACCCGGAGGCCAAGGGGAAGATCGAGCGGGCGTTCATGGCGGCCTGCTCCCTGTGGGCCCAGGAGCGGCTCTGCCGCAGTTCCGTCGAGGTCCGCTGCTCCGGCCAGTCGGTCCGCCGCGTCCTCAGGATGAGGGGGGATGAGGTCCGGCCGTTCTTCCTGCGCCTCAATCTCCTCTGGAACAACCGCGTCTGCCGCGAGACGGGGGAGGAGCCGCTGGTCCGCTGGCTCCGCCTGGTGGCCCGGTGGCCGGAGTGCCTTCGGGCCGCGCCGCCGCGGGAGGTCTTCCAGGAACTGGCCCTTGCCCGGCTCTTAAAGCGGATCTCGCCCGCGGTCACCCTGGACCTGCCCGGCGGGGAACACATCGGCCTGGATTACGCGGTCTTCGGGGAACTCGTCGGGACGGAGGTCGAGATTCGCTTTAAGCGCCGCGAGCGGGATCGGCCCGTCGTCGACGGCGAACGGGTGATCGTGATCGCGGGCGACCGGCGGTGGGAAGTGGCCCGCCGCCCGCCCATGCCGCAGCACAGCCTCGATTACCGGGAGCAACCTGTGACGCCGGCAGAGCGGCTCTCTATCGCCGCCCGGCGCATCGACTACTCGGGGCAGGACCTGACGCGGCACGCCGAGGCCTCGGCCCCGGAGCGGCCCCTAGGGGTCGCGCCGATCCCGTTCGATGCCTCGCGGATCGCCGAGATCGTGGGCCGCCGGATGCTCCAGATCGGGCGCTTCGAGGCCCTCGAGCGCCTTCAGCAGGCGGGCGTGTTCTCGCGCCCGCTCTCGGAAGAGGATAAGCGCCGGGCGGCCGCCTGGCTCGGCGCATCGGAGGTCGTGAATCTTGAAGTCGTCGACCACATCGCGCGCTCCGGCCGCCCGCCGGACGGGGCGGCCGCGGAGGCCTCGGCCGGTTAGGCCGCTGGGCCTCTGGGTCCTCGCCCGCCAAGTCGGGCGGCCGGTGTCGCTGGCGGCCCTGGCGGAGGAGGCCGGGGTCAGCCGCCAGTGGCTCGACCAGGTGGCCCGGGGCGAGGTCGCGGCGCCGCCGGCCCTCACGGCGGCGGTGGACCGCGCCATCCAGGGACTGGGTGTGCGGCCGAAATGGGCGCTCTGGCAGCCGCTGCCACGGGACGTCTACAGGCGGATGGTCAGGAGCGGCCCGCGCCGCGACTCTCCTTCGCCCTGCGTAGCGGGCTTCGCAGAGCAGGGACCGCGCTCGCGCCGCCCGGAATTCGTCAATTTCTCTCAGGAAAACTGGGATTTCTGGAAATCGCATCAACGGAGGTCACCTATGTTACCGGAAGAAGCGTTGCGACATTTCGGCCTCGCGGCCGACCCGTTCGAGGAACCGCAGAGGCCCGACGACCTGTGGCCCCATCCGCAACTGGAGACCCTCCGGGGCCTCGTGAGGCGGGCGATCATGCGGGGGGCCTTCTTACTCGTGGACGGCCCGTCCGGGAGCGGGAAGACCCTCGCCGTCCGCTACGCCGTCGGCCAACTCGCGGGGGACAAGCGCCTCGGCGTCGACCGGAACCCCAAGTACCAGGTCGCCCGGCTCTTGACGCTCCGGCGCCGGCAGACCACCGGCTGCTCGCTGCCGCGGGCGCTCCTCAGGGACTTATCGCCCGGCACGCGGCCCAAGGCGAACGCCGAGGACCTCATCGCCCAGGTCGCCCGGATCATCGCGGAGAAGTGGACCGCGGACGATCCGCAGACGTGCGCGCTCCTGATCGAGGAGGCCCACGAACTGGCCCCGGAACTCTGGCTGGACCTCAAGAAGGTCCGCGAGATCTGCGCGGACGCCGGCGGCGGCCTCGCGGTGATCTGCATCGGCCAGACGGAGTCCACCCCGAACCTCTCGGAGACCCTGGCGCTGCCGGAACTGGTGAGCGTCCGGCGGCGGCTCCACCGGTTCACCCTGAGGCCCCTGTCGGCCGCCCAGGCCAGGACGTACACGGCCTTCCGCCTGGAGCGGGCGGGGGCCAAGGGGGACATCATCTACCCGGCGGCCCTGGAACACCTGCTCCAGCACTTTTCGCGCGGCGGCGGTGGCGCGGCCCGCCTCTACCCGGCGCTCCTGGACACCTGGCTTTCGACGGCCCTCGTGGAGGCGTGGGACAAAGGGCAGAAGAGCGTGACGAAGGGCCTCATGGCCCACGTGCTCCTCACCGGCGGCGGCGAGATGGTCTTGAACGCAGAGGACGCAGAGGGCGCGGAGAACGCAGAGGCGGGCCAGGGGAAAAAGGCATGAAAACACGCGACCAGTGGAGCAGGAGGCAGGACCTGCCGGCGATCCTGGAACGCTATGCCGTGGCCAAGGAACAGCGGCGCCGACGGTGGCGCGCGCTCATGGCCCGCTTGCCCTGGATCGCGTTTTGGATCTTCTGCCTTGTCCTGGGATTTTTTCTCGTCTGGATCGCCGGGTGCCACGACCCGTGCAACACGGGCCGGCGGCATCCGGATACACATCACGAACCCGAAACTCGGAACCCGGAACTCGGAACGGACCCGGCGGGGCGCCACCTTCCGGCCTTCGGGCAAAAGGACTGTGGGCCGACCGCGAGTCGCCGACCGGCTCGGGCAGCGGAGAAGGCCGCCATCCTCCCGGCCAACCCTCCCGCCCAAAGTGCCGTAACCGTTCCGAGTTCCGGGTTCCGCGTTTCGCGTTTGCTGGCCGCCATCCGCCAGGTCGAGTCCAGCGGCCGGGCGAACCCGCCCGACCGCGACCAGGGCCGGAGCATCGGCCCCTACCAGATCCAGCGGCGCTACTGGACCGATGCCCGCGTCGCCTGGCCCTACGAGGCCGTGAGAGGCGAACGCGAGGGGCGGCTCACGGTCCTCGCCTACTGGCGCCGCCGGGCGCCCGCCGCCCTGGCCGCCGGCGACCTCCAGGTTTTGGCCCGTATCCACAACGGCGGCCCCAACTGGACCGCCAAGCCGGCCACGTCGGCCTACTGGCGGCGCGTCCTGGGTGCCCTGTCGGCCATTCCATTCACCGCAGAGACCGCAGAGAAAAGAGAGGCCGCGTCATGACCAAGTGCAGAACGGTATGCCCCGTTTGCAGCGGGACCAAGACGGTCAGTCAATTGTGTTGCATCGGCTGTTGGCGGGCCCTGCCGCTGAGCATCCGCCTCCGGTTTTCGGTCGCCAAGAGGCCGGAGCGGCGGCAAATCGTCCGGGCACTTCATGCCGCCTGGAAGGAAGAAGCCAGATGAAACTCTGGGGCGACGTGCCGTGGGAGGGCGGGCCGAGGAAGGTTTACCTCGTGAGGCAGGTCGTGGGCGGCGTGCTGTTCGCCGTCCTCGCCTATGCCGGGCTGCCGCTGGAGCGAAACCTTTGCGGCGGGGCACGGACGGCCGCGAATCGCGATGATATTCTCACGCTGCTTGCCGTCAAGGACCTGGGCAAGCGGACATTTGGAAGCGGTGGCACCGCCGAAATACGGGAGATGCTTCTGGCTCGAGGCTACCGGATCAAGTGGAAATAGGATACGGGCAATGACCTGGTCGCGCGGAACTCACGCGACGGAGGACCTCGACCGGCTGCGGCGGCTGGTTGACGAGGGCCGCGACCTGGCGACGGGCGAGCCGGCGGCGGCGGGCCTGGCGTCGCTCTGCCGCATGTGCCGAAAACGAAAACCGCGCGACGGCAGATACGTTTGCAGCGTGTGCGCGGCAAAGACAAGGAGGGCCGCCGGGCGGCGGTCCCCAGGAAAAAACGCGGGGAACGCTGAGAACTGAAGGAGGCCATCATGCGGTGCCGAAAACACGATGAGGGCGACATGGGCTGCATCGCCGAGGCCGGGCACCTGGCCCGGTGCACGATCCGCCCGAACCCCGACGATCCGCGGCCGGAAACCTGGCCGTGCGCTGCCGAGGACTGCGGCCGGCGCGTCAAGACCGATGGCGCCCACTGCCCGGTCCACCGCGGCATGATGAACCGCGGCGTCCCGCGCGGGCGGGGCCGCGCGGCTGGCGCGGCGGGCGCGGCGGAACGGCGGAACGGCATCCGCCCCGCCGCCCCGACCGATGCCACAGAGCCGGTCTCGCCCCGCGCCTGCCCGCCTGGGCGGGTCCGCGACGGCCGGGACCAGGTGAAGCGGCACATCGACGCCCTCACCGTGCAGGATGTGATCGCCAACAAGGCCGCCCGCAAGGTCCTCGTGGGCCTCGGGCGGGCGCTCTTGGAGATGTTTGAGAAGGTTTGAGCGCGGAGCGCGGAACGCGGAGTGAACGGCACGGCGGAAAGGATGGAACTATGGCAAGGTCGAAGACGGTTGAAGCGCCGCCGGCGGTCACGCTGGCGGACCTGGCGGCGGTGGATGGGGCGCTCGTAAGGATCGCGGCGGCGGAGAGCGACACGGCACGACTGGCGGCCGAGATGGAGGACCGCCTGCGCGAGGTCCGCCAGGAGTACGCCCCGCGGATCCAGAGCCTCGATGCCCTGGCGATTGAGGTTCGGGACACCGTCCGGGAGTTCTGCGACGGGCACCCGGAACTCTTCAAGTCGCCCCGGCACAGGGACCTCGCGCACGGGCGGATCGGCTACCGGCGGGTCGAGTCGATCAAACTCGTGAAGAAGATCGAGTCCGTCGTGGTGGCCCTCCGGGAGCGGCGGCTCCTCGATGCGATCGTGACGACCGAGAAGCCCAACAAGGACGTCCTGGCGACCTACCAGGACGAGACCTTGAGGGCCATCGGCGCGAAGCGCGAGACCAAGGACCAGTTCTACATCGACCTCCGGGCGGAGACGACCGTCCCGGCGGTCCCGGCGGCGGCGCAGGCGTCGTAAACAGGAGGGCGATCCCATGCCCAAAGGCGTACCGAAAGACCTCAGGCCGGCCGCGCGGATTTTCGCCGCGTACCTGGCGAAGGCGTGCCGGGGGCGCGAGGCCGCCAAGCCGAAATACTTTCTGCTGCCGGAACTCCGGCGCGCGGGCGCGGACCTCTCGGCCCGCGACTTTGACCGCCTGGCCGCCCTGGCGGTCGACCTGGGCCTGGCGGTCGGGACCTCGGGCCGCGGTTACTTCTGGTGCGAGATGGCCGAGGACTTCGCCCTGGCGCACGCGAACCTCGTGACGCGGTTCGGGCCGATGCGGCGGCACGACCAGGGGCTCCTCGTCCTCTGGCATCGGGCGTTCCCGGACGAGCCGCTTTGGCTAGTGCGGAGTACGGAGTGCAGAATGCGGGTTAAGGGTTCACCGCAGAGGACGCAGAGAGAAACGGCTCTTGGTTAAAAAGAAAAAGCCGTCTCTGCGGTCTCCGCGACCTCCGCGGTGCAGAGTGCGGGGTGAAAAATGGAGCGGCCGCGCCGCGGCCGCCGGCGTGAAACAAGGTGCAGCAACCCGCCTTCGCGGCTAAAGCCGCTATGGCGGGCAAGTCGGAGGTCAAGTCATGTCGAAACGAGTGAAAGAGCAGAAGGAACGGGGCGAAGGGCGATCCCTTGCGGCCTTGTGCAAGGGAGGCGTTCTGCACCCGCGTCCTGGCGGGTCGGGCGAAGGGCGGGCGCTCGTCGCCCCCGCCCTCCAGCGGCGGCGGGCCTTCGCCCGCTGTAGGGCTATGGCCCGCAGGCGGGTGCCGGTCGACCGGATCTTCTCGGCCCCGGCGGACAACTTCCGGGCCGACCGGGACGCGGCGGCCTTCGGGGAACTGGTCCAGTCGATGGCCGAGGTCGGCCAACTCATGCCGATCCAGTTGCACCCCGCGACCGATGGCGAGGACCAGTTCGACCTGGTCTTCGGCTGCCGGCGCCTGGCCGCCGCGCGGAACCTGGGGTGGACGGAGATCCTCGCCGACTGCCACCCGCAGCGGCTCGATCCGCGGGAGGTCTACCGCCTCCGCGCGGTCGAGAACCTCCAGCGCGAGAACCTCTCGCCCCTGGAGGAGGCGACGGCGGTCTATGCGCTCCTGGCCGAGGTGACCGGCATCAAGCGGTTTGCCCCGGCCGAGATCGATGCCGAAAGGAGCGTGGACCTAAAGCCCGAGTCTATCCGCGAGGTGGCGACCCTCATCGGCAAGAGCGAGGCGTGGGTCCGCGACCGGGCGATCCTCGTGCGCCTGTCCCCGAAGGTCCGGGAGGCGGTGGGCCGCGGGCTCCTCCCCCTTGGGCATGCCAGGGAACTGGCGAAACTGGCCGACCCGAAAGACCAGGACGATCTGCTCGGCGCGTTCGAGCGGCGGGAGGACGGCTCGGGCGGGAGCGACATCGAGAAGTGCCGCCGCCTCGTCGCGGAGCGGATGCGGACCTTGAAGGGCACGCGGTTCCGCCTCGACATTCCCTTCGCCGGCCACGCGGCCTGCCTGGACTGCCCGCACAATTCGGCGCGGGCGATGGCCCTCTTTACGACCGGCGGGAAGACGGAACTCGAGGAGGCCCGTTGCCTGGACGGCGCGTGCTGGGCGGAGAAGTCCGAGTCGGCCGAGCGGCTCCTCGCGAAGGCCGTCGCGGAGGCCGAAAAGCGCAAATCGGCGGCCACACCCCTGGGCCTTTCGCCCATCATGCCGGAGGGCCTGAAGACCGCGGCCCTGATCCGGGAAGTGAAGAAGCGCCGTGGGGAACTGCCGGCGGGAAAGGCGGAAACGGGGAACGGGGAACGGGGAACTGGAAACGCGGCGGAGCGCAAGCGCAATGCGGCCATAGATGAATGGCACGAGATCGCCACCAGGGCCGTTTTGAAAAAGGCCCTTAAACACCCAGAGTCCCTCGCCGCGTTGCAACTTGGATGCGAATTCTACGATATGTTCAACAAGTGGGAGGGCCGCGAAGCGACGGCAGACACGTTGCTCAAGGCCGAACCGATCCTGGACCTGATCGGCAAGACCGACGAGAAGACGATCCCCGACATGACGCGACGACTCTTTGCGGTTTACGGCCTGGCGCAACGCCTTGCCCGCGAGACAACCGGCATGCCCGAATGGCTTTGTTCCCTGCATCCGGCTCTGGTGGCTGAGATCGCCAAGCGGTGGCAGATCAAACTGCCGCCGATCCCCGGCAGCCAGGCCGAAGCCGCCGCACCGGATGTCCGCAAGGTCAAGGCCCCCAAACCCAAGGGCAAGGCGAAGGCCAAAGCGAGGGTCCAATGAGGTTCGCACGCAGACCTCGGCTCGCCCCGGCCCTCACCCGGCCGGCGACGCCGAAACAGGTCCAGTTGCTCCACGTTCTACCCGCCGAAATAGGCTGGGACGACGAGGAGCGGCGGGGGTACCTGGAACTCCTGACGGGCAAGTCGAGTGCGAAGGACCTCACGCGGCGGGAGGCGACGATCGTCCTGGACCGCCTCTTTGAGATCGTCCGGGGGGATGCCGTCGCCACCCGCCGGCCGGATGGGGCGACCCGGGCGGAGTTCGCCCTGGCCGCGGACCTCAGGAAGCGCCTGGGCGAGGCCCGGTTCGACGGCCTCGCCCGCCGCCTGGGGCGGGGCCAGGCCGACCTCGCGCTCCTCTCCGGCCGCCAGGTCCGGGCGATCATCGAGGCGACGAAGAGCATCCTTAAACGCGGAGCCGGACCCTGCTCTGCGTAGCCCGCTACGCAGGGCGAAGCAGAGGTGCGGAGTGCGGAATGCAAGGCCAAGAGGCGCCGCCCACGTGAGCGCCAGGGCGCGGGTCCTGGACGATCTCGCCTGCCGCCTCGTGGGTTATCTCCACACGCGGGATGGCGGGCGCGAGGACCCCGCGGCTACGGCGGCGGCCGCCGAGGCGGTCCACAGGGCCGAGGCCCGCCTCACGCTGGCGGAGGTGGATGAGGCGATCCTAAGGCGGGAACAGGGAACGGGGAACGGGGAACCGGAACCATATTGAACCGGACGATCTTTGCCCAACAGGTTCCTGTGTCGCGGGTTGAGGCCCTGGCGGACGGCCGGGTGCGGATCTGGTGGGAGCCGCCCGTCTGGCGACACAGGGGCGTTTATAGGATCTACGCCAGCGCCCGCCTGTTGGGGCTCGTGACCGGCGAGACGTGGTTGGCCGTCGCCGGATACACCCCGGACGATCTCGCCTTGAGGGCCGAGGTCTTCGCGGAGACGCACGACACGGTCAGTTAGGCAGGCCAGCAAATCGGAGGCGGGGATGAAGTTTGAACTCAGGTGCCACTTCTGCAAACGGCTGCTGGGGACAACGACCGGCGTGCCGAAACATATCGAGATCATCTGCGAGAAGTGCGGCAAGAAGAATTTTTTCCGGCGGCGGCATTTTCCTGTTGACGCCGCCGAATCCGTCGATAAGGTCAGTGAGACAACTTCGAGCCCCCGAGAGGGCCATAACGCCTTCCACGCGAGAACTGAAGGGCTGAAATAGGCCCGGCGCGATGGTCGAGAAACGAGCCCCCGAGAGGGCCACACGTGCGATGAGCACGTGCGGCCCTCTCTTTTTTTTGGGCCGACAGCCAGCATCGCGTCCGCCCCATGAGCCGGGGAGTAGGGGTAAAAGAGCCGGACGCGATCCGGGGCGCGAAAGCGCCGGGCGGGGCATGGCGGGACGTGACCTCCGGCCCGCCGTCCCCGCCTCCCCCCGGCCTGCCAAGCGCGGAGCGCGGAATGCGGAACGCGGAACGAAAGGCAAAGACATGATCGGCGAAACGGCGGGCGGCGGATTTGACTGGGGCATCCTTGCATCGGTGCTCCTCTTCGTCTTGAGCGCGGTCCTCAGCGTCGTCGGTTTCTTCTTGAAGCGTCTCATTGAGCAGAACGACAAGAAGATCTGCCTCGTCCGGGAGGAACTGGCGGACCGTTGCGAAAAGAACGAGGAACGGATCCGGGAGGTCGAACTGGGGAGCGTCACGGGCGACGGGGCGATCCGCGAGGCGGTCGCCAGGGACTACGTCCCGGAGGCCCGCTGCACGCGGCTGCACCAGGACACGAGCCAGACGATCGGCAAGATCTTCCTCCGCCTCGACGACCTGGCCGCGAACATCGCGGCCCTGGCGGCGACGGTGAAGGCCGCGATAGGAAGGACCCCGGCGTGAGTGCGACCGAGACCCAACGGACGAAGGAACTTCGGCGGGCGGTGCTCATGGTGCTCCGCGCGTGCGTCGGCGACGGCTACGAGGGCTGGCTCTCCGAGCGCAGCCTCTTCTCCGTGGTCCGCCAGCGGCAGCCGGGCCTTGTCGAGTCCGATGTCCGCCAGGCCGGCGCCTACCTGGTCGGCAAGGGCTACCTGGAGCGACGCGAGCGGCGCGGATCGAAGTTCGACGCCGCGGACCTTGACCTGCGGATCACGCCCAAGGGGATCGACCTCTTGGACGAGACCGCGCCGGTAGACGTCGGGATCGAGGACAACCGCGCGTGAGCGAGACCGGGAAAACGCCGAAGCGCAAGGCGGACCCGTCCGCCGAAGCGGCGCAGCCGCGGAGGCGGATCGAGCGGCGGCACCACAAGGTGGACCGGTTGCCGCCGGCCCTCCGGGACGAACTCGCGCGCCGGTTTCAGGCGGGCGAGACCTACGAGGCCCTGGCCGGCTGGCTCCAGGATGAGGGCTATCCGGTCGGCCGGTCGAGCGTCCACCGCTGGGGCGCCCGGTTCCAGCGGCACCTTGAGCGGTTGCGGGCGTGGCGGGAGGGCGCGGCGACGATCGTCGCGGGCCTCGCGGGCAAGCCCGCCACGGAACTCAACGAGGCGGCCGAGCAGACGGCCGTCCAGATGCTCTTTGAGGCCCTGATCGATCTTGGGGGCGCGGCCGCCGGCGAGGATGGCGAGGATGCCCCCACCCTGGCCAAGCGGGCGGCGATCCTCTCGCAGGTCTCGCACGCCCTGTCGGGCCTGGGCTACTCATCCGCCAACCGCGAGCGCCTGAAACTGGCGTTCGAGAAGGAGTTCGCGGAGCGGGCGGTGGCGAAGGTCGCCGAGAAGGTCGGCGACGCGAAGACCGAGGGCGGGAAGTCCGTGGTCCAGACCGTCCGCGAGGCCCTGGGGATCGAGCCGTGAGCAAAAACGGCGTCAACCTGGCGACGTACTTCATGCCGTATCAGGCGCGGCTTATCCGCGACTGCGCCAAGCGCGTCCTCGTCGAAAAGGGCCGGCGCACGGGTTTCACCTACGCCGTCAGTTACAAGATCGTCGAGGACCTGATCGACCAGTGCGAGCGGCCGCGCGAAAGGCCGCGATGCGACTGGTGGTTCTCCTCGGCCGACGAGACGGCCGCCAAGGAGTTCATCGAGTACGTGGCGTTCTGGGTCCGCGAGATCTTCAATGTGGCGGCCGTCACGATCGGCGCGGAGACGCTGCGGGTCTCCGACAAGGACATCCAGGTCCAGGTCGTCCGGTTCCCCAACGGGGCCAAGTGCACCGCCCTGGCGTCCAACCCGAAGGCGATGCGTTCCAAGGGAGGCAACCTCGTGCTGGACGAGTTCGCCTTCCACGACGACCCGCGCGGGATGTGGGCCGCCGCCTCGAAGGTGCCGAAGTGGGGCGGGCAGATGATCGTGATCTCGACGCACAACGGAGAGGGAACGGTCTTCCACCAGCAATGCCAGCGGGCCCGCCAGGAGGCGGACCGGCTGCCGCCCGACCGCCGCCTGTGGTCCTGGCATTATTGTTCGCTCGACACGGCCATCGGCGACGGCCTCGTGGAGAAGATCCGCAGGCTCGAGCGGCCCGCGACCCCGGAAGAGAAGGCGGCCTTCCGGCAGGAATGCCGCGACGACTGCCTGACGGAGGAGGAGTTCCAGCAGGAATACCTTTGCATGCCGGCGGCTGCGGCCGCGGCCCTCCTGCCCTACGAGATGATAGAGGCGTGCGAGGACGGCGCGGCCGACTTCCTGTGGAACCCGCTCCGGCAGCGGATGGGCCCGAACTACGCGGGCACCGACGTCGGCCGGACGCACGACCTGACGGTCACCTGGGACCTGGAGCGCGCGGGCGACGTCCTCTGGACGCGGGAGATCCTCGTCTTGGACAACGTGAAGTTCCGACTCCAGAGGGAAGCCATCTCAGGCCTCTACCGGCGGGCGGCCGTGGCCGGTGCGAACATCGACGGCTTCGGCATCGGGATGCAACTGGCCGAGGACCTCATCGACGAGTTCGGCGCGCTCAGGATCGCATCGGTCCAGGTCAATACGACGAACCTCGTGCTGATGGCCACGCGCGTGAAGTCGCTCTTCGAGGACCGGACGATCCGCATTCCGAGAGACCCGGCCCTGCGCGAGGCGCTCCACAAGCCCCGGAAGATCGAGGGTCTCGGGGGGACGCGGATCAAACTGGCGCGCGACGCCTCCGGCCACTGCGACGAGTTCGTCGCCCTGGGCCTGGCCGGGCTTCGGGCGTTCGCCGGAGGCGAGGTCGGCCCGATCCGCGAAGGATCTTATGCCGGCCGGCCCTGCCAGGGCGCGCTCGTCGGCGCGGCGGCCTCCGAAGGAGGCCTGCGATGGTGAGCCTCCGCGCGAGATTCTCCGCCGTGGCCGCGCAGTTCGCGGATTTCGTCCGCGGCGTCGTGGGCGAGCGCCGGGCCGCCGGCGAGGCCGGCGTCGCCTTCGCGGAGGCCTCCTGGGCCAAGTGGGGCGTGAAGCCTTACCGGGCGGACGATCTCCTGAAGTCCAAGGCCCTGCGCCTTGCGGTTTACCGGGAGATGATGCGCGACCCGGTCGTGAAGGCGGCGCTCCTCTCGCGCGTGTTCGCCGTGATGACCACGGAGTGGGACCTCCGGCCCGCCGGTTACGACCGCCGGACCGAGCGCGACCCCAAGGACCCCAGGGTCCAGGCGACGGACTTTTTGCGCGAGGTCCTCTCGCGGCCCAAGGGCCGCTGGCCCAAACTCATCTTCGATCTCTCGCAGGCCCTCGTGGATGGGTTCGCGGTGATCGAGAAGGTCTACGCGGCCGTGGAGGACGGCCCGTGGGCGGGCCGGATCGGCCTCGCGGCCCTCAAGGCGAAGGACGTCGACACGTGGGATTTCGACTGCGACGAGTTCCTGAACGTGATGGCCCTCCGCCAGCAGGTCCAGGGCGTCTGGTACGACCGCGACCGCTCCAAGTTCATCGTCTTCTCCTGGCTGCCGGTCTTTGAGAACCCGCTGGGGCAGTCGGAGTTCCGCGCGGCGTACCGTGCGTTCTGGCTGAAGGACACGGGCCTTAAGTTCCGGGCGATCTACCTGGAATCGCTCGCCAAGGGGCGGCGGAAGGTCACCTACCCGGCCGACCAGGGGGCGGCGGGCCTCGAGAAGGCCCAGGCCCTGCTCACCTTGATGGAGAATTCCATCGGCATCGCAGTGCCGGCGGACCTCCAGGTGGAACTCATCGAGTTGGCGGTCGCCCCGGACGCGGTGTTCGAGAACATGCTCGCCCGCTGCGATAAGGAGATCGTGATCGGCCTGGAGGGCGCGGTCCTTCAGATGCTGGAAGGCTCGGAGACGGGCGCATACCGCGCGACCGAGACCCACCGCAAGCAGGCCGCCCCCTGGACGCTCGTCTTCGGCCTCTTCCTGGAGGCCGCGATCCAGGACGAACTGGTCGCGGACCTCACGCGCCTGAACTTCGCCGGCGCGGAGCCGCCGGACTTTTATTTCCGGTGGGCCCGGGAGGATCTCGAGCCGTTCTCCGTGGTCATCCAGCGGGCCCAGCAGATGGGCCTCAGGATCCCGGCGTGGTTCCTGTACGAACAGTTCGACATCCCCGAGCCGGAGCCGGAGGACGAAGTTCTCGCGCCCCGCGCCACCCTGGTCTTTCCCCCGGCGTCGGCCGCGCCTGGCGGCGGCGCCGGCGGGGCGGCCGAGATGGCCGATCCGCCTGCGGGCGCCGACCCGCGCGAGGCGGCCATCGACCGGGCGGTCGCACGCGCACCCGAAGCCTATAGATCGCTCTTTGAAATCCTAAAAAAAAAAGGCCGGAAGACGTTCGGGCGGCCCTCGATGCCCTGAAGGCCGACCTGGCGGCCGGACGGTTGCCGGACGCCTTGCGGCCCGTGGTCGAGGACCTCGCGCGGAGCCTCGTCGAGGCGGCCTGGACGGGTTACTCGGGGGCGGCCCTCGAGTATGGGGACGCGCTGGCCGCCATGCAGAAAAACCCCGTCTGGGGCGTGAACTTAAAAAACGTCCTCTCCTGGGGCCGGCGCGAGGCGATGCAGATCGCCGCCACGGACATGGAGGCCCTGGAGACCGAGGTCCGGGGGTTCCTCGAGGAGGCCGTCCAGGAAGGGACGGACCTCGCGGACTTCGAAGCGCGCCTCACGGACGCCCTGGCGGCCCGCGGGATCGCCCCGGCCGACCCGTGGCACGCCGAGACGATCTTCCGCACGAACGTCCTCGCGGCCTACTCGGGCGGCCAGTGGGTCCGGGCCCAGGACCTTCAGGCGGCCGGCCGGATCGAGGCGGCCGAGTACGTCGCCGTCCGCGACGACCGGACGCGGCCGGCCCACCTGGCGATGAACGGCTGGTGGGGCCCGCTGGACTCGCCCACGTGGGCGGCCTGGTGGCCGCCGAACGGGTGGAATTGCCGGTGCATGGCAATATTGCTCACGCCGGAGGAGGTCGAGGCCCGCGGCGGGATCGCCGCGGCGCCCCAGGCCCTGGCGGTGTCGCCGGACCCGGGCTTTGAGGGCAACCCCGGCACCGGCCTCTGGCAGGCGGTCGGGAAGCACATGGCGTGATGAAGAGTTCCAGGTTCAAGGTTCCAAGTTCAAAGTTCAAGGAGCGACACATGGCGAAGACTGCGACGGTCGAGATCAAGGGCGTGGAGATCGCGGAGTTTCCGTGCGTCGATCAGAAGGGCCGCCAGTACGACGTGTCGGCGGCCGACGACCTGGTCGCCACGTTCGCGGACGCGCAGGCGGCGGGCCACAAGGCCCCGTTCGCCCCGGCCGACTGGCTGAAGCCCAAGGTCGTCGCCGGCCACGACGGCGAGCAGCCGCTCGCGATTGCGTCGGGGTACCCGGCCCTCGGCTGGCCGACCCGGCTTTACCGCGAAGGCAAGAAACTCCTGGCGGACCTGGCGGACGTGCCGCAGGTCGTGGCGGACTTGATCGCCCGGAAGGCGTACCGGCGGATCTCCGCCTCCTGGTGGCCGGACGGCGGCAAGGTCGGCATCGCGTCCGCCGCCGGCAAGCCGGTCCTCCGCCACGTGGGCCTTCTCGGCGCGGACCTGCCCGCCATCAAGACCCTCGAGGACGTCAAGGCTCTTTACGACGGCCCGGCCCCCGTCGCGGCGTTCTCGGATGCGGCCGCGGCCGACGCCGACGTCGCGGAGTTCGCCGACGCCGTACCCGCCCAGGCCGGCACGGCCGACGAGCCTCAGACCCTCAAGCAGGCCGTCCAGGGCGAGGCTGATGCGGACACCCTCGCGCCGCTCTTCGGTGGCATCCAGGACCGTCTCTGGGTCCTCCAGGATGAAGGCCGCCAGGGCAAGACGGCCGAGGAGGTCCTCGCGGGCCTGGAAGGACTCGGCGCGGAGATCCAGTCGATCTGCGTCAAGATGCGCGCGCAGCCCGGCATCCCGCCGGCCGCCGCCGCGGCCGAGATGGCCGACAAAGGCGGGGAACCGGGAACGGGGAACGGGGAACCGGTGGCGGCCGCGACACTTCCCGTGGCCGCGGCTGCCGCTGCGCCGGCCCCCGCCTCCGCGCATCCTCCCGCGGGGGCGGGCAAGCCGGCGGGCGAGCCGGCCGAGATGAGCGATGCGTCCCGCCAGACGGTCGAGGTGTTCCTGACGCGCGCCACGGCGGCCGGGCGCCTGCTGCCGAAGCATCATCCGGCCGTCCGTGCCCAGGCGGCCGCGTGCTTCGCCCACGGCGGCGACGAGGCGGTCGCGGCGTTCATCGACGATGATGACGGCCGACGCCAGGCGAAGGTGATCGACCTGGCGGAGACGGGAAAGGCGGGAACAGGGAACGGGGAACCGGGAACCGCAACGGCGGCGGCCGAGTTCGCGGACCTCGATCCGGCGGCCGTGGCCGATGCCGGCGACGAGTTCGACCGGCTCGGCATCGGCCGGTCCCTGGGCGTCTCGAAGGCGGCATACATCCGGGCGCGTTGCCCGGCCAGGAAGTGAGATCCTCCGCCCGCGCGGGCGGCGAAAGGACTCTGAACCTACCCGCCTCTGGCGGGTGCACGTAGGGCGATAGGAGAAGAGCAATGTCGGACACGAGCCTTGCCGTGGCCCGTAAAGAGCGGGCCGGCGACGTGGTGAAACTGCCCCTGGCCTCGACGGCCGCCACGTACAAGAAGGGGCACCTCATCGAAGTGAACTCCGGCGGCTACGGGGCGATGGGCGGGGACGATGCCAGCGTCCTCTTCGGCGGCATCGCCAACCAGGAGGTCGAGGTCGTGACGGGCGGGTCCAACGGCGACGAGACGATCGAGGTCGCCCAGAAGGGTCTGCACCTGATGACCTTCACCTCGACGCTGACGCAGGCGGACGTTCTCAAGGCCGCCTACGCCGTCGACAACTACCGCGCTGCGCGGTACGCCGGCGTCTCCAATTACCTCTTCATCGGGGTGATCAAGGAGATCGTCTCGGCGAGCCAGGCGTGGGTCGACATCGAGCCGGCCATTCCGCAAAAGGCGACGCTCGCCAACGCCGTGAGTTAA